GTGTTAAAAATCATCGAAAAAAGATACGGTGACCAACAGATCATTGAGGAAATTAATGGAAAGGCAACAGATATCCTGCCGTTAATGACCTCGATCATCTCTTCCTGTCCGATCGATGCCGACCGGATGGATTACTTGCTCAGAGATGGCTATTTCTCCGGCGTCAAGTGTGGCATCTACGATTACAATCGCTTGTTTATGTCAATTGTCCCGGTCGAGGAACAGGGAAAATTGTACCTTGCTTACAAAGAGAGTGGGATTGATTCGATCGCTGAGTTTATTGGGGCGCGCTCCAGCCTTTTCTCGCAGGTGTATTACCATAAAACAAACCGCGCCTTTGCGACGATGTTGAGCACATTATGTGAGATTATGCAAAGCAAGGATCCACAAAATGTCATTATCGCTGACGTTACCGACCGTATCGTTGACCATAGCGATGAAAGCTTCATCGACGCGCTGAAGGATTTTTATTTGGCGTGCAGTGATGATTATTTTTTGAATGACAAGGTTGGTGAATGGATAGATATCAGCGATACCGAGGCGGTTAATAAAAAAATACTTGATGACATTATTAACCGACACCCATGGTCGAAGGTCTATGAGGCCAAACACTCTGTGTATAAAGCTAACATCGCTGACAAGGAAAATAAGGCGTGGAAGAGTCAACTCACCGGGTTGTTGACTTCTGTATTACAGCCTCATTTCAAACCACATGAATTTGCCGTTGATATTGTCTCCGACTGCGCCTTTAAAGACCTGGATAAAACCGAAGTTAAGCTTTTGGTGAAAGATCTTAAGAACCGCTACGAAATAAAACCGTTAATTGAATGTGGTGATAAGTTAAATCAGTATCAAATCATCAAATATTGCATTCGGGTATTTGTTGACCGCGATATCAAAGAACGCGTAACTCCTGAAATAATCTATAAAATCAATGAAATAGTGGTCAAGCAGATCGCGTTGCTGAATTGATGATGCCCGTCAGGGCAGCGATAAATCTTTCAGGGGCTGGTTTTTTAACCGGCCCCTGAAGATAAGCGGTAAATCGTGGCGCATCCCCGCCATCGGCATAACATACAACAGCGCGTTTACCCGAGACTAAACACCGCGCTGAGGCATAGATTCCCGCAGGGGAGCGGGTGGCTCAACAAAAACGCCGGCTCAGTATGGTTATTCCGCCAGCAGGGCGGCGAATTTCGCCAGCCACTGTGGATGAGCAGGCCAGGCGGGGGCGGTAACCAGGTTACCGTCCACATGCGCCTGGTCGATACCAATATCCGCATAGTGCCCACCGCTCAGGCGCACTTCCGGAGCGCAGGCGGGATAGGCGCTGCAGGTCCGTCCCTGCAGAATACCTGCGGCGGCCAGCAGCTGTGGGCCATGGCAGACGGCGGCGATAGGTTTACGCGCGGCGTCGAATGCCTGTACCAGTTTAATAACCTCCTCGTTCAGGCGCAGATACTCCGGCGCCCGGCCGCCGGGGATCACTAGCGCATCGTAGTTCTCGGCCTTTACTGCGGCGAAGTCAGCGTTCAGCGTGAAGCGATGGCCCGGCTTTTCGCTATAAGTCTGGGCGCCGTCAAAGTCATGGATTGCTGTCATGACATAGTCGCCAGCGGTTTTATCCGGGCAGACGGCATCGACCTGGTGGCCAATCATCTGCAGCGCCTGAAAAGGAACCATCGTTTCGTAATCTTCGGCAAGGTGTGGGCTTTGTACATTGTTGATACTGTACGGCCAAAGATGAACATGGTTAGCTATTTATGTATATGACTTATAACTATTATTTATTTTTTTCTGTCAAGTTATGAACATGGTTGTACATGATTTGATATTGTTGTTTATGTTCGTTCATGCGATATTGAGTACAGAATAAGTACATAAAATACCAAAATGGTGAGTACAGAAAACTAACATGGCAATCAGTGACACAAAGCTCCGCTCTATCTATGGTAAACCATATTCCGGGCCTGCTGAAATTACGGATTCAGACGGGCTTGGAATTCGCATAACCCCCAAAGGCGTGATCAGCTTTCAGTTTAGGTTCCGATGGGAAGGGAAGCAGAACCGAATGGGGCTCGGGCGTTACCCAGCGCTGACCCTGCGCGATGCCCGCAATATCGTTGCAGACCTGAGGGAGTCGGCAGACAAAGGCATTGACCCCCGAACGCTGGCTGGTGGCAACAAATCCAAGAGTAAGCCAACGGTAAAGGATTGCCTGGATTACTGGAAAGAAAATTACGTGGACGTAACGCTAAGAGCTAAGACGATAGCGCTTTATAAATCAACGGTTATAAAGCATATGCGCGACGCTTTTCCCGGCATTCCGGTTGAGGATATCCCTGTCCGCTTGTGGGTAGAGAGGTTTACCGAAGAGGAGAAAATCAACCCTCGCCGAGCCCGGCATTTATTGATACAGCTCAGGTCTGCCATTGGTTGGTGTACGCGCCGACAATTCATTAGCACAACCGAACTCATGCTTTTGCAGCCGAAAGATATCGGTGTTAAACCGGTGATTGGGGAGACCACGCTCAGCTATAACCAGCTTGCCAAAATCTGGATGGCTATAGAAAGAAGTCGTGGGTCAACTTCTAACCGATTGCTTCATCAACTGCTAATGCTGTACGGCGCCAGGAATAGCGAACTTCGGCTGGCTATAAGGGGGGAGTTTGACCGAGAGGAGGGGTTATGGGTTGTGCCGGCAGAGAAAAGTAAAACCAACAAAATTATCAGGCGCCCCATTTTCTCCGCCGCAGATGATTTGCTGAAAAAAGCTGAAATGACGTATGGGGATATACTTTTCCCTGGCGAGGACCTGAAAAGCCCCATTACTATTTCTGGTGCAAATAAATTTCTCAGAAGAATCAAGGACTCGTTGGGGTTTGGTGAGTTTACTTCACATGATTTTCGGCGCACATTGGCAACCCGGCTATCCGAAGATGGTGTTGCTCCGCACGTCATCGAAAAGATGCTGGGGCATGAACTTGGCGGCGTGCTTTCTGTCTATAACAAGCATGACTGGATTGCCGAACAGAAAGACGCCTATGATCTGTATGCTGAAAAGATATTCTGGCATATCAGGAGGATTTCTGGTTGATACCCCCGTTTAAGATCCACTCCACAATAGCAGAGCGCAGATATTGCTTAGGATAGGTCCGGACCGGTTTGGGGAAATTATAGCGCTCGGTGTATTTGCGGATGGTCACGCGTGAAGATACTCGGATCATCCGCATTGCCTCTTCCTCGTCAATCATTTCAATGTCTACCATATAACCCACCTCATACCACTTTCAGGCCACGACAGTGGCACCACGTCTCATACATCCGCTTAACCACTTCCCGGCAATAGTAGCCGTGACCGTCTCGCGTCAGGTCATACCGGCCGCCGTAGCGCAGCCGGACCCATATCTCAAATTCTCTGTTCATCGTTTCATCTCGCGCAGCGCGGTTTTATAGGCCCGCAGCGCATCCCTGGTTTTGCCTGAAATATGCGTCTTCATGAAGAAGCTGCCGCGCCGTTCGCTGATGACGCCCGGGGTGCAGAGCAGGGTGGCATCAACAACCCGGTTATGTTTGCGAAACTCGAAAATGGTGCTGGTAATAGTCACCGCGGCCACAGCGCCATAATCTTTAAAGTCGATTTTCATCTTTCTGATCCTCCTCAACTGCTGCGATATATCCTTTCCATCCGCCATAGCTGTTAACCATTTCACCCAGGCGAGAGAGGCAGGCGTTCATCCAGCGGATCCCCCGAGGCGTAAGCGCCGGCACTGTTCCCCAGTCGATAAATCCCGAATTGCTGCGGTGCAAATATTTGATGAGGTCCAGAATGTTGATGTAATGCGCACGGCGGCGCTCTATGTCCCACCCTTTATCTTTGAGGTAGGAGTCAATGAAGCCCTGCAGCGCTGGCTGGTTAAGCGAAATATCGCCGTACTGGTGGCGATACACCGGGCGGCGGTGCAGGCTGACCAGATAAAACAGATATGCATCGCAAACCCAGGTTAAGGCCCGCTGGTGGGCCACCTCGATAGAACCGGCCGGCAGCCAGATAACGTTATTCACCGTGGCCGCCCTCCCACCCAATAGCCTGAAACAGGCCCATCTTCGGGTGATACCAGCGGGTGCCGCGGGGTTCTGCCTCGGACATCATCTGGCGGAATGCTTTCATGAACGGTTCAAACTCCACGATAGCCCGGCGGGAAAGCAGGCCATCGGGTGTCATGAATTCGTGCGTATCAGTCGGGATTCGGTAGGCGTTAACCAGGTTCCGGCATTTCGCATCAGTCATACCGCTCTTGGCGACAACCTGACGATAACCAACGTACCCGGCCCGCATGGTACCGCGCTTAATGTTCTCGACCGCTTCCGCTACCGTTTCTACCTGCTCTTCGACCTGGTAGAGGCGGCGCTCCTGCTCAACATTCAGCAGGGCCATTTCTGCGATCAGTTCTGCCTGTGATTTGGGGCGGGAGCGCTCTTCTTCCAGCTCTTTCCAGCGGTCCACCAGGCGGGCGGTAAACTCAGGGCTAAGCTGGGCGACGACGATGATGCTGTCGCGCTTACCTTCTTCACTTTCAAAAACGTAAACTGCTGTAGGGCGCCCGGCGGTAGGCTTTTCCTCAATTTGAGGAGAAGTGATTACACCGCGCACAATCAGCATCTCAATGGTGCGCTTCACGTTGTCGTGACGCTTCTCTACCAGCTCGGCAATTTCCAGGCTGGTCATTGATGGCTTGCTGGTGATCAAGTTATTCATCATCATTTCCCTCAGTGCATAACCGGCATGCCAGGCATGCCTTCGGTATGAATTTGTTCGATAAAGCCGTCATGCAGAAGGTTGAAACCTTCCCGGCCCATAGCTGACAGCCTGAAGCCGTATTCGTTGTCACAGACAACCATGTCCTGATACATGCGCAGCGCCAGCGGCAACCCTTCCTTTTGCCCGTATTTCTCAATGGCGCCGGCCTCAATGTGATTAGCGAGTGCAAAGCGTTCCGGCCCTGGGTAGACGCTGATTGCACCGTGCTCCCCGGAATAGATAACGGCTGTATCAACGCCGCCTTCGTCGTTCGGAACGTCGACAGTCCCGTTCTTCTCCAGCTCCTCGGTAATGAATACCGCGGCGAGCAACCAGCGCCAGACGATGATTTGCTGCTCGATAGTGAGCGTGAGCCAGCTGCTTTCTACCGCCTCCATGATGCAGGCCAGAATATTCATGCCGTCGGCAAGGCGTTTGTCGTAGTGACCGTTATCCAGTTCACGAATAGCGGCGGAGTAACCAATAATCCTGCTTCCAGATAACCGGATGCCGGCAGACGTTGGTTCCGGGTTAAATGCTGTGTGATCCATTGCGTACCTCTGCTGGTTTGCTGGCTTTGAGCTCTTCGCGCTCCTTCACGTAGCGGTCGTGCATGGCATCCCACTTTTCACACCACTTCTGCATTTCACGTTTGCGGGCGAGGATTCGACGCAGCCGGCGAACGGTGCGCTGGTGGGCGTTAAAATATTCCAGGGTGACGGCGCCACGTTGCCAGCTACTCAGTTCTGGATTCAGTGGATGAATTACCTGCACGTCCGGATAACGCTGCTTGAAACCAGAACGCCCAAAAGCTCGGGAGGTCATGAAGAACGCCAGGTAACGAATTGCGGTATCCCGGCTGAAGCACCGCTTCATGCGTCCGTGGCGGATCGCGGCGAACAGATCACCAACTGGCGTTGGGTGCTTTTGCAACGCAAGGTCAATGGCGCTGACAGTTCTGTTGTCAATCATTTGTCTTTCTCCCGGTTATAGGTTTCATGACTCATAACTTCCCAGTTCCGGCCATCGTCTTTCGATAACAGGCGCCAGCGTGGGTTAACCTTCAGGCTGAGGTAGCCGGTGCGGCGCATTCGCCGCGGGAATATCCGCCGGCGCTGATACCGCAGCAGGACCTGCAGCGCCTGCAGGTGAACCCTCTCAGGAATTCGTATCGCTGTCAGTGCCACCAGCTACCTCCTCAAATCTCAGTTCCATTTCGCGCGCCATTTCGATAAACGTGGCCAGTGTGCAAATGTGCTCGTCGTCGAACAGCTGGCGGTCGCATATCACCCTCCCGCTCTCGATGTGCACGACTACCCGCCCGGTAAAATCAGGGAGGACATGCAGATCCACGTTCAACACGGGGCGGGGGATCAGCACACCCTGATAGAGCATTGTTTGCTGGTTATTCATTGCCGGACTCCGCAGTAACTGGTTTCTGCTTTTTGACGAACTCCACCAGTTCAGAAATAAGCTCGTCGATTAACTCTTTCCCGCTTTCTGTGAGGAATTCGCCGCTGCCATTAACATCAACAGAGTTGCTGTAGATTCCCTTAAGAGCTTTCACGCCTTCCACATTTCCGTATTCACCGAGAGCCAGTCGCTCGAATTTCCGCAACAATCCATCAAGAAGAATCTCAGTTAATTCGATAGTACTAATCCCACCCTTGTTAAGCTTAATGACAAGTAAGCTACTCCCAGTCTTTCGCTGGTGGCGTAACAAGGCTGCTTTTAAAATTCGGCGGCGATAGGTAGTAATTAAGTTACTCATCTAATTACCCCTTCTTTTGTGTTCTTCATTTTGCTGTACAATCTTTTCCTCTTTTTCCATCCATGAATAGACCTCGCCAGCAAGGTCATATGCAAGACCTAAAACCCCATCAAGTTGATGGCAGTCAAAGTCCTTATGATGTGTAAAAATTGTCTGCATAAGGAAGTTAAGTTGCTCAGCCTTAATGGTGACGCACTGAATATCTTGGCGGCGCTGCATACCCATGATTATCTCCCATAAGCTTTTTTTAAAAATAAAATTGCGATATCCCAGTAGCCTGCACTACACATCATTTTTGCTGTCTTAAAGGCATCTTTATTTTTCACGACGCTCTCCTAAATAATGAATATGAAGTTCCGCAGAAATTAATCTGAAATTAAATGGTTTGGTGTTGTTTACTTGTTATTTTTTACTGCTTGTTCTTCGATAAGCCAGGCGCATACATCACCAGTAAGAACCCTGAGCAGCGAAGATAATGCCTCAATTTCGGTGCAATCCATTTTATTAGGGTATACCTCCATCATGCGGCAGATTATCTCTGCCTGATGAGCTTTCTCTGCCGCCTGCTCTAACGAAATTTCATGCGCCATTATTGTCACCTTTTAAGCCAGAAAGGTATGATGCAGATTGAGAGATTTTATTTGTAGCAATTGCCAGTTCTGCAAGGTCAGCAATAATACAGGAAAGGTCAGCTATTTTTTCTTTATCAACCAGGCTCTCTTCCACAAGGGAGAAAACATTAAGGCTGATATGGCTTATGGCATTTAATATTGAAATTGTTTTAGAGTCGCAGTCGCACGCGATACCATCATAATCGATATCAGTCGCACGCTTATCAAAACGGTAGTCTGGAATATCTACTAATTGAATGAAGTTTTTAGTTGCCATGATAATCGCTCCGGTGAATTACTTAAGTTGTAATTAGGATGGATCGGATCTTTGCGATAGTCAATGACTAAAGTAATTTTGAATCGCCACAGATAATCTAGACACTTCCGAGCCGCTGATAATATTGTTTTTCGTATTCAGTTGGTGGCATATGATCACTCGAACCATGCCGACGCTTACTGTTATAAAACATTTCGATGTAATCAAAAATATCACCGCGAGCTTCTTCTCGCGTTCCGTAGATCTTTTTCTTTATCCGTTCACGTTTCAGTAACTGGAAAAAACTTTCTGCGACTGCGTTGTCATGACAGTTACCGCGACGGCTCATACTGCCCTCCAGCCCGTGTGATTTCAGGAACGACTGCCACTCATAGCTTGTGTACTGACTGCCTTGATCAGAATGAACCAGCACCTGCTTTTGAGGATTACGTCGCCACACGGCCATCAGAAGTGCATTCAGGACAATATCCTTTGTCATCCGGGGCTGCATTGACCAGCCAATAACTTTGCGCGAGAACAGGTCAACAACCACAGCCAGATACAGCCAGCCTTCGTGAGTCCGGATGTAGGTGATGTCCGTTACCCAACGCTCATCCGGTGCTTCCGGGTTGAACTGCCGCTGGAGCCTGTTGGGCGTCACGATGCTGGTTTCACCCTTACGTGCCCGTGGGCTACGGTACCCGACCTGAGCCCTTATCCCGGCACGCTTCATCAGTCGCCAGACACGGTTAACTCCGCACTGTTGTCCGGTATCCCGCAGGTCGAGGTGGATCTTGCGATAACCATAAACGCAACCCGACTCCAGCCAGAACTGCTTTATCAGCCCCGTCAGTCTCAGGTCAGCATGATGCCGCCGTGAATCCGGCTGCTGAAGCCAGGCGTAAAAACCACTCGGATGCACATCCAGCACCCGACAAAGCAGTCGGACAGGCCAGCAATGGGTGTTGTCACGGATAAAGGCGTACCTCAGTCGGACAGCTTTGCGAAGTACGCCGCGGCTTTTTTTAATATGTCCCGTTCGTCGGTAACCCGCTTCAGCTCTTTCTGGAGGCGTCGGATCTCAGCCTGAGCGTCTGACTGGACTTTATTGGTTGAGGAATCCGGGCCATATGCCTTTATCCAGGCATAAAGACTGTGGGTGGTGATACCGAGACGTGTTGCCACGCTGGAAACAGAATGGCCGCGATCAACAACCTGTTTTACCGCTTCAATTTTAAACTCTTCGGGATAACGCTTACCGCTCATGGGCACCTCTCTTTAAGTCATCTTAAATGACTCTGAGGTGTCTGTTAAACCCGTGGCGATTCATTTATTTTTTGTCTCTTAGGTATTTTATTGTTTAATAAGCAAAAAAAAAGACCGCCTAAGCGGTCGTTCTTCTATGTTGAGAGTTATGCGAATCGTTTAAAGGCTGCCGACTGTTTGACCAGCACTTTAGCTAAAACGTGAAACTGATCTTCATCACATGCGTCTATTTCCCAAGGGCTGTAGAGCTTGTTATCTGACAGAACGACGAGGCTATTCTTCTGCATTTGCAGGCGTTTGATATGAATCGTTTTGCCAAACACGAAAACATAAATACCGTCACCTTCAAAGTGATTAACTGATGTATCCACGAAGATGTAATCACCTGGATCAATCGTACCTTCCATGCTATCACCACGCACGGTGATCACCTTGATAGATGATGCTGGACGACTTCCAAACATGCTTCTTGCATATTCTTCTGTGAATTCAATTGCTTGCACTGTCTCGATGAACTCAGAAGATAGGTATACTCCGGGACCAGCACTCACTTGAACATCAAGCAAATCGACTCTGTAAATCCCAGGATCAACAGGTCTTTGTTGCCTGTAGACGGTTGGGAGATCATTGGATTCATTATCATTCATGGGCAGCTCACCTGAGGCGAGCCATTCAGGCCTGACATGTAGTGCTTTAGCTAACTCTACAGTTTTCCGCGAGCCAGAAGCCGCGCCAGAAGTTAGTTTCCAGATACTGGATTGCGACATTCCTACAGCGGCAGCAAGGGAGGCTTGGGTAAAGCCTGCTGCCTTCATTGATTCAACCAATCTTTCAGCAAACGTTGTTTTCGACATGTTGGCTACTCCAAAAGTTGTTAAAAACTTAACTCACTGAACGCGATAAGTCAAAAAGTAATTATTAGCCTTGAGGTTTACTCATTCAATCGCTAAAGTAATAATTAATTACTAAGGGGGTTTTATGATTTCTGAGCCTATTGATAAAGCAATCAGATGTACAGGAAGCCAGGGGGCGCTTGCAAAACAATGTGGAGTGTCCCAAGCAACGGTATGGAAATGGCGCCACGGGAAAAGAGTTAAGGCAGAGCATGTATTGAAAATTGTGGCTGCTGCTAATGGCCAAGTAGCGGCCTATGAAATCAGACCTGACCTGCCCGAGCTATTCCCGCACCCAACGCAAGGTGAGTGACATGGCTCGACAATGCAGGCGAGGCATGAAGTGACGCCAGATAATCCGATTACAAATCAAGCGCTGGTGAGCTGAATGTTTCCAGAAACGGGCGGTATTAAGGCGCTGGACAGGCTGTATCACGATCCTCGGGGTATTGTCGCGCACGTCACTGGGTGGGATCGCGAAAAGCAGCAGGTTTATTTCACCAGACCGGGTTATCCGCATGAATGTATGCAGCCAGTCTGGAAGTTTCAACAGTACTTCACGAGGGTTTTGGTATGAGCATGGATCTGATGGTTCAGGCTATGAAAATTAAGGTCGGAAACCCTTTGCGCAAATTGGTTCTTCTTAAGCTGGCGGATAACGCCAGTGATCTCGGGGAGTGCTGGCCTAGTTACCAGCACATCGCTGACCAGTGTGAAATTAGCAAGCGTTCGGTGATGAATCACATCCAAGCGCTTTGTGAATGTGGCCTGATAAAAAAAGAGCTACGGACAGGGCCAAAGGGGAATTCCAGCAACGTGTATCAGCTCAATTTACGTAGTGCAAGAGATTCACCAGGGGGTAGTGCAAGTCGTTCACTACCTGGTGCAACAGATTCACTACTTGGTGCAGGAGATTCACCAGGGGGTAGTGCAGGAGCTGCACCCAGAATCAGTCACTCTTTTGAACCAGTCAATGAATCAGTCAATGAACCTATAAAACATACTGGTGCTTCGGCTATCGCCTCTGCACCGACTCGTTCTGCAAAACAGGATTATTCCCCTGAGTTTGAGAAAGCCTGGCAGGCATACCCAAAACGCGCTGGTGGTAATTCCAAGGCTGCCGCCTTCAAAGCCTGGAATTCCCGCCTGAAAGACGGGGTTAAACCTGAGGTCATGCTGGCGGGTGTTAAACGCTACGCAGCCTATGCTCGGGCAACCGGCAGTGCTGGAACTCAATACGTGAAGCAGGCCGTGTCGTTCTTTGGGCCAGATCGCCATTTCGAAGAATCCTGGCAGGCGCCATCCGCTCCCGCCGGTGGGCACAACGGCACTATTGCCCGCCTGTCTGGACTGGGGCGTATGTCCGACGATTTTGGCGAATCTGGTGAGAACCTGAATTTTTGAGTGAGGTGGGTATGTTGAATTTGAATCAGCTCAAAGAGCGTGAAGGCCTGAGAGCACAACAGGCAAAACTCGGCGATGAACTGGCTTTCGCTGAAGAGCACAAACTCCCCTGGGGATTTGAGGGCTGGAGTTCCAATCACACCAGCACGCTATCCTGCCCGGAGCATGGAGACTACGAACAGTTCACGCTGGTGGGCAAAGATTTTCGCGGCGCAGAGACTTTCAAGCACTCCCGCTGTCCGTCCTGCATCCGGGCGGAGCAGACCAGTGTCAAATCCAGCCTGCGCAAACTTCACGTAACCAGCCTGCTGAACGACGCGGGCATTACTCGCCGCTTTGGTGACTGTGAGTTTGAAAATTATCTGGAACTCAACCCTGAAGCCTCCCGCAACCTCGCAGCCTGCAGGCGCTACGCCGACAACTGGCCGGCTGTTCTGGAGGCCGGGAAAAGTCTGGTGCTGACAGGCAGCTGCGGCACGGGAAAAAATCATCTGGCGGTCTCTCTGGCGAAAAACATCATCCGCAACCATCTCGCCAGTGTGGAACTGACTGACGTTATGCGTCTGACCCGCGCCGTGAAAAGCACCTGGCGCCACAATGCCGACATAACCGAAGAAAGCGTACTGGATCACTACGCTTCGCTGGATCTGCTGGTTATCGATGAAGTGGGCGTGCAGTTCGGAAGCCCTGCAGAGATGACCATCCTGCATGAGGTGATTAACGCCCGTTACGAAAGCGTTCTGCCAACCATCCTGATCAGCAACCTGCCACCTGAGCAGCTGAAAGAGTTTATCAGCGACCGTATTTTTGACCGTGTGACCGACGGGAGGCGCAACTACCTGGTATTCAACTGGGCAAGTTTTCGCGGCAATAACGGGGTGATTGCATGACAGCCGTGTGGAAAAATGAGGATTTGGAAGAGGCAGTTATCGGCGCATTGTTCCTGCGTGGTGCCGACCCTGAGGTACTGGATGTTCTTTCCCGGCTGCCTGCAAGCACTTTCTCTGTTCGTCAGTATCGGGAAATTTACACTGGCATCTGCCGACAGGCCCGCGGCGGTGGTGTGATTGACCCGCTACTGCTTTGCGAGTCGCTTCCGGCGCTTCAGACCACGATTCTGGAAGCCACCCGCGTCAGCTGGGCGAAATCGGCTCTGGTCTCTTATGTTGACGTTCTGCGTCGCAATGCCGGCGTGCGTGATGCTGAATCCGCACTGGAAAAAGCACTGGAACAAATCAGGAGCGCCAGCAACGGCGATGCTGCTCTGGCCGCTCTTGAAGCCGCAAAACTGGCTGTATCGGCCATCGATATTTCTGCTGATACCGTCCAGCCTGTTCACATCTCAGAACTGCTCACAGCGGTGGCCGATGAAGCGGAATCCCGTAGCCAGGGGAAAGAAGAGACCCGAAGCCTGCTCACCGGCATTGAGGAACTTGATGCGAAGACGGGCGGTATTGAACCTACGGATCTGGTGTTTATCGCCGCTCGTCCATCGATGGGAAAAACCGAGCTGGCCTTGGACATTATCGACAAAGTATCCGCTCAGGGGCATGGCGTGCTGTTTTTCAGCATGGAGATGTCCGATATCCAGATCGCCAAACGCATGGTATCCGCCGCTGGCGGCATGTCGATGTCCCGCCTGAAAGCCGTGGATAAATTCGAGGATGAGGACTGGGCGCGGTTCTTTAACGGCATGGAACGTATGGCCACCCGCAATATCTGGATCACCGACGCCACGGGACTGACCATCGACCAGATACAGCAAACCGCCACGCGCTACCAGATAGCGCATCCTGAAATCGCGCTGGTGGTCATCGACTATCTGGCGCTTATCAAAATTCAGAGCGCTGCGCGTTACGACCTGGCCGTTGGCGAAGTATCCAAGGGACTTAAAAACCTGGCTAAATCCAATAAAACCCCCGTCCTTGCGCTGAGCCAGCTGTCGCGCGGTGTCGAATCCAGACCCAATAAGCGGCCAATGAACTCCGATATGAAAAACTCGGGAGAAATTGAGGCTGATGCTGACTTGATCCTGATGTTGTACCGCGACGAGGTTTATAACCCTGAATCGCCAGCAAAGGGAATTGCCGAAATTAACGTGACAAAACAGCGGAATGGGGAACTGGGGACTATCTACCGTCGGTTCTACAACGGTCATTTCCTGCCAATTGATCAGGATGAGGCTCGCCAGCGCTCGACGCCGCAACCAAAGGCAAATCAACGCCGTTACACGAAAGGGAGCCGGGCTGGCCATGAAGATTTTTAACATTATACCAATGGGCAAGCCGAGGATGACGCGGGCGGACAAATGGAAACAGCGGGAAGTGGTCATGCGCTACCGGGCATTCTGCGATGAGGTCCGTCTGAAGAACGTTGCTATGCCGGAGCAGGGCGGACACATAACCTTCGTGGTTCCCATGCCAAAGAGCTGGAGCCAGAAGAAGCGAGTAACGATGAACGGACAGGCACACCAGCAGAAACCAGACGCCGATAACATGATCAAAGCGCTGATGGATGCTCTGTTTACTGATGACGCACATATCTGGGACTTTCGTGTAACAAAAGTCTGGGGTGAATCCGGACAAATTTTAATTTCTGATATCGGAGAAGTGGCCGCATGAAACTGGAAGCATCGTTAAAGCATTTCAGCCCGCAGGGGATGCATATCAGCGACGACGTGAAAAGCACATCACCGAATCGCCTGAACGGAACAGACGTCATGACCGGGATCGGGGTGACCAGCAGTCGGGCGCGGTTCGGTCTGGCGGCATTCTTCGGTAAGGCTGGCATCAGTAAAACCGATGAGCAGCTGACAGTTCAGGCGCTGGCGCGACATGCCATTGATACAGCCCCTAAAAACGTACGCAAAGCCGCTGGGCATGCGCTGGGACGCTGCTGCCTGATTCTGGCGCAATTTGCCTTTGCAGAGTATTCCCGTTCAGCAGAAACCACCGGGACCTGCAGGGTATGCCATGGCACCGGGAAGATTGAAACCACCACCACGGAGCGCAAAGTCACATACCCATGGGGTAAGGCGCCGTACTGGGCGAAAAGGTCCCGCGCAGTGCGCCCGTCGGACTGGGAGAAATGGACTGAGGTTACAGCCATCTCAAGCGCCAGGTGTGAAGCCTGTGACGGAAAGGGGATAATTAACGCCCGCTGCCGCTGCGGTGGTTCTGGCGAGGTGCTGGACCGTCAAGCGACCAAAGAGAGTGGGGCGCCAGTATATAAAACCTGTGAGCGCTGCTCGGGGAACGGGTTCACAAGTGTCAAATCGGCTAATGCTCATCGAGCTATCCAAATGCACATACCTGATCTTCACCAGTCCTCGTGGTCACGCAACTGGAAACCGTTCTATGAGGGGCTGGTGGATATGCTCCACAAAGGCGAGAGACAGGCTGCGGCAGAGTTTGAAAAGGCGACCAGTTACTGAAGTGATCAAAGCATATGGCGACACTTTTTTGCACGATAGAGTTGACTTTGCATAAAAGTGTCCTGTATGCTTCTAATCATGGATACTTACATCCAAATGAAACTGATTACTAACCCTGCCACCCGGCGGGGTTTTTGCTTTTTGGGGGAGCCATGAAAATTTACGCATGCCACTTTCACCCGAAAGGCTTTTTCCTGACGTGTGATCATCAGGCTGACTTCTGGGTACTTTTAAGCCGAGCAGTAGGTTGGGGGCGTTTCTCAATGATTCGCCCCGATCAGGAATTCACAGAGTCTGCAGGAATTTTTCAATTGACTGAATTACGGCCTGCGGATGCAGAACCGCCGGAGTCAGTAATTGAAGCGTCAAATGTTTTATGGCGTCTGCCGGAAGCTCTCGAAGTTTTGAAATCAGTCCCTTCCGCTGCTCTTCAGGAATGTTTGCAACACGGATTATGTCTTCCAGGGCAATGATCGTGCTGTCGTGCAGCTTAACTGTTTGCACATTCAGAATAGCGCCCAGGCCGCCATCGTCGCGGATGAAATCAATTCCGCGGTGAGTAATAGTGGGTCTGTTTACCATGACGTACTCACCAGAACTAGATTTGAGTCCACTCACAATAAGTTGGTGCTGGTGGAGATAAAGCAGGTTTGCTGTAAGGCTGTCCGCATCGGGGTACAGGCACTCTATTTCATACATCTGTACACTGGTTAGTTCATTTGGATATACGGCATAAAGTAGCTGCAGTGTTTCTCGCTGGATGGTTCGGTCGAATTTATCCATTTTGATTTATCAGCCTGGGGTATTTGCAATGAAGAAAGCCAAAATGCTGGCGTCGATTACCGCAGATACCAGCAGGATTGAAAGGAAGATTTCGGCGTTACTTGAAGTGCTTCCCGAGCATATCCCGGACGAGATTCTCGGCATATTTTCTCGACTGACTAACGAGGTCATTCTTGTGAATGGTTCGGTCACAGTTGCTACAGACGGCTCCTTCAATGTCGTCCATGCTATGGATTTCGACACCACTGCGTACGACGAGGTCATGTCCGCAGCCAGGGCATTTAAATTTAATCTTGCTCATGAGTGAGTTTCCTTATCGGTATTGTGGTCTTCGCAAATCAACAATATCAGACAGGGAAATATGCCGCCAGTCAGCGGCAACCATTCACAAGCTTCGCGTTCGCGTAGCCTTTTTCAGCTGAATCACGAATGGTTACTTTGCTCACCGAAAATAATACCAATTCGCTTTGTAACATTGCTCTGAATCTGTCGCGTGATTTCTTCTTTGCTGATAAGTGCTTTACAGCCTGGACAGTACGTATTTTTAATTTTATCAATTGTTTCTTCGTGCAGAATGTCGCTAAAAGTCAGCGTCTGTCCGCAACTGGGGCATTTGAACTTAACTCTATCCATAGGTGTATATCCCTTCAAATTTTGTGACTTATATTCTTGCACAATATCACAAGGAGTAATACGTCGCTAATCAGCGGCAACTGAAGACGTGCAAATGATCGTGAATCAGAGGACCGCACCCGGGAAGTGCGTGTTGAAAATACGATAACATTGGTGCTAGATTTTAGGTGTGGTGGATCCCCCTATGCGGAGGGGCGGAAACAGCTTCAATGGAATCTTCATGATTCACTCGGACCGCAAGTCATGGTGGCTGACCAAAGGCTTACTGAGAGGCACTCAGCACCACACCCACATTTGAGCCCACGTTAACGCGTGGGCTTTTCTATTTCAGGCTCACGGGAATCATCCCCGACGTGCGTTGTTGTTAATCCAGCCCGTGAAGCCTGACCCCCTTTCAAACACACAGCGCCATCCGTCATCAACGGAGGTGAGGTTATGACAAAAATGAGCACCATTTACAGCAGACTTTCATACGGCACCGGGACCGCACTGACGGGCTGCGGTGTCTCAGCAAAGGCGTATGCCGGGGTAGTTAAGGCAGAGGTATGGATTTTGGCCGACAAAATAGCGGGGATGACCCTGAGTGACTGGGCAATTATTGTCGGTATCGCCTGCACCATTACCACCTGTGGGGTGAACTGGTACTACCGGCGGAAAGAACGAGAGGATCGGCTCAATGGCTATGACACCAAAACTGAGGAATAGCGTTATCGCTGCCGTCGGCGGTGGCGCCATAGCCATTGCTTCTGCGCTCATCACTGGCCCAACCGGTAACGATGGTCTTGAAGGTGTGCGGTACGATCCCTATCAGGACGTGGTAGGTGTCTGGACTGTCTGCTATGGCCACACTGGCAAAGACATCATGCTCGGCAAGAAGTACACCGAGGCTGAATGCCGTGCGCTGCTCAGTAAAGACCTGAACGCCGTAGCCCGCCAGATTGACCCATACATCCAAAAGCCGATCCCCGAGACAATGCGCGGGGCTCTGTACTCGTTCGCTTATAACGTCGGCGCTGGCAATTTCCAGACCTCCACGCTGCTGCGCAAAATCAACCAGGGCGACCAGAAAGGTGCATGTGATCAGCTGCGCCGCTGGACCTACGCCAAGGGTAAGCAGTGGAAAGGACTGGTAACTCGCCGCGAGATTGAGCGCGAAGTTTGTCTCTGGAGTCAAAAATGAGCCGCTTAACCGCCATTATCAGCGCAGTTGTCATCTGCCTGATAGTCAGTCTTGGTTGGTTAGCTAATCGCTACCACACCAACGCCACCGAGTTCAAAAGGCAGCGCGATGAGAAAACGAAAGCGCTCAATCTGGCGAGCGCCACCATCACCGACATGACAACCCGCCAGCGTGACGTAGCTGCGCTGGATGCCAAATACACAGGAGCATTGGCAGATGCTAAAGCCACTATCGATCAGCTTGAGCGTGATGTTGCTTCTGGCAAGCGTCGGCTGCAGCTCAACGCCACCTGCCCAACGAACGGAACGACCGGCACCGGCGGCGTGGGCAATGCTTCCGGCCCCCGACTTACAGACTCCGCTCAACGGGATTATTTCACCCTCAGAGAGCGAATCGTCACCATCACCGGGCAAGTGAGCTACCTGCAGGACTACATCCGCACGCAGTGCCTGAAATAGCAAAGTGAGTTAAAATCATCAGTGGCTAGGGTAGCTCCCGAAAAGCGGCATCGTCACCGCCTGCCACTGATAACCTGACGAGCAACTACGACGAGGTTGTGTATGTTACCCATAAATTCTTACCACGATGTTTTCGTGGAAATAGAAGGCGAGAAGGTCCAATTTTCAAACCTCCCATTTAATATGATTTTGCAGCTCACCAGGACGAGCGGCTGGGAGTTATGGCGCACTAACGATGGTCGTGATGGCGTTGTGGTGACCGGCGAGTTTCACGCAGAGACCCAGGAATCCGAGCGTTTGCCATTCCGCATGTGGTTTGGTGACGAGTTGGTTTTTGATAATACAAAAAAATAACAAACGTAACTAATTACATAACAAGGTCGCTACGGCGGCCTTTTTTATTGGCATTACAGAAGTCATTCTCAGAATGGCTTCGATAATGTTTATTAAATGCTACTGAAGCAAGTCTGAAGATTCATTTTTAGAATTATATATAAGTTTAACCAGGCGTCGGTCTCCGTTTTCTCGGGATTGTATCAACGTCACCCAGAGGAATGTTCTGTATGGCGTCGAAAAAGCTTACAGCTGATCAGCAGCAGCTTTTCGATGCGCTGACTCCGCTACAAAAAAGGTTCGCACTTGCAATAATCAAAGGTAAGAACCAGACAGACGCCTATAAGGCTGCGAAGGGGAAGGCTAAGACGCCAGAAGCCATTCGCAACTCGGCGAGTCAGATCTTTACAAATCTTGGTGTGCAAGCCTTTCTCAAATCAGTGCAGGGAGAGATTGTCGACGAGGCAATCATGACCCGAGAGGAGGCGTTAAAGCGCCTTTCTAAGATGGGTCGAACATCCATCGCTGATATAGCCGAGTTCAGCAACAGCGTCGTTGGCGAAGATGACGATAGCAATCCTGTGTTCCAGGCCGTGTGGAGCTTCAAAGATTCCGCTCTTCAGGACCCTGACGCGATGAGTGCAATCTCTGAGCTCACTACGGGAAAGGACGGCATCAAGCTGAAGATGCACGACCCCAAAGCGGCAATTAAGCAGTTGGCCGAAATGCAGGGCTGGGAAGCGCCGAAGAAATCAGAAGTTAGCGGGCCGGGTGGCGGGCCGGTTAAAACAGAGACCGTAGCAATGACGCCGCAGGAAGCAGCCGACGCCTACAAAAAGCTGATGGGGTAAATTGCGAAAAACAAGCATTACGCAGGTTAAAGACTCTATGCATTTTTGACCCTGATTTATGCACGTTTTATTCACTCTATTTTTTCCACTTTTAGCCAGCTAACCCGCACAAACCGGCGTTTCGAGCTGAATCGGCGGTGAGTGCCGATCCCGTGGTGCGGGTAACGGTCATTATGTTAAATCGGGTCGAATTTTAGGAAATTATCTCATGCCGCTGCCTTTCCCCTTTGACTTCAAAAATCCTGACTACAACATGGTTTTTGAGTGGAGGATGGAGCGCCTGCAGCGCATCCGGCAGAACCCTGGCGTTCTCCCCGCACTTACGCAGTTTTATCGTAACGATCCGGCGCAATTCATTATCGACTGGGGCATGACCACAGACCCCCGTAACCTCGACTACGGATTACCGGCAACCATTCCGTTTCTGCTATTCCCGAAACAGGAAGAGTGGATTAACTGGATAATGGAACGCCGTAGCCAGCTCGAAAACGGGCTCACGGAAAAGAGCCGCGAAATGGGACTGAGCTGGACCTCGATAGGGCTTGCCTGCTCGCTGTGCCTGTTCAACAAAGAAATTGTGATTGGCTTCGGCTCCCGTAAAGAGGAGTACGTGGACAGCACCGGTGACCCGAAGGCACTTTTCTGGAAGGCCCGCAAATTTGTTGAAATGCTGCCCGTTGAGTTCCGCGGATCCTGGACGGAAAAAAAGCACGCCCCTTACATGCGCGTTGAGTTCCCGGAGACGGGGGCTGTTATTAAGGGGGAGGCTGGCGATAACATCGGCCGCGGTGACCGTACGACGCTTTACTTTGTGGATGAGGCGGCCTTTCTTCAGCGCCCGCTGCTGATAGACGCCGCTCTTTCTCAAACTACGCGCTGCCGTATCGATCTTTCGTCGGTTAACGGCATGAGTAACCCATTCGCGCAGAAGCGACACAGCGGGAAAATCCCCGTTTTTACATTCCACTGGCGCAGTGACCCGCGCAAGGATGATGAGTGGTACCGCAAGGAATGCGAGAAAATTGATAACCCGGTCATCGTCGCCCAGGAACTTGACCTGAACTATCAGGCGTCCGCTGAAGGCATCCTGATCCCCTCTGAGTGGGTGCAGGCTGCTGTCGATGCGCATATTAAGCTGGGTATTCAGCCCAGCGGCCAGCGACTCGGAGCGATGGATGTTGCGGACGAGGGTAAGGATAAAAACGGCTTCTCGGCGCGTTACGGCTTCCTGCTACAGGACGTCAAAGAATGGTCGGGTGAAGGGAGCGATATTTACGCCTCTGTCGTTAAGGTCTTTGGCTATTGCGATGATTTCGGCCTTGATGAATTCCGTTTTGATGAAGACGGTCTGGGTGCCGGCGCCCGTGGCGATGCCAGGGTGATAAACGAACTTCGCCAGGCCGAAAGACTCGGGTACATAACGGCGACTCCGTTTCGTGGAAGTGGCAGTGTCTTTGATCCGGAGGATGAAGCCGTCCCCGGCGATAACGGCAAACCTGCCCGCCTGAACAAAGATATGTTTGCGAATGCCAAAGCCCAAAGCTGGTGGCATCTTCGCAAGCTTTTTCGCAATACCTTTCGCGCGCTTCAGGGGATGGACTATAACCCCGATCAGATTATTTCTATCAGTAGCACGATGGAAAATAAAGACCGACTTCTGATGGAGCTGTCACAGCCCACATGGTCTAAAAACGCCGTTGGTAAGATCCTGGTGGACAAGCAGCCAGAAGGAACCAAGTCACCTAACCTGGCCGACTCCGTGATGATTAACTACGCGCCGATGGATTCATCCCTCGATATCTGGGCCAAACTGGCTGGAGCTTAATATGTCCCGTAAGAAACGCCAGAACGGCGCACAAAAGCCCGTTAGGACCGCTGACGGGTACAACAACTTCACAGCCAAGCTCGGCACTAACACTCAGAACATCCAGACCGGCGGAACGTACGTTCCTGGCTATATCACGCGCAACCGTGTGATGCTGGAATTTGCCTACCGGTCATCGTTTCTGGTGGGCGCCGGTGTTGACTCTATGGCTGATGACATGACCCGGAAAGGGATCAGCATTAGCTCAAAGCTGGAGCCGGGGCAGAAGGGCAAGGTAGAAACCTTCTGGGATGACTTTGCTATCTGGGACGGTATCAACGACACGCTGAAGTGGTCACGCCTGTACGGTGGCGCGATTTTGGTCATGCTGATTGACGGGCAGGACATGTCCACCCCCCTGAATATCGATCGCATCAAAGAAGGCCAGTTTAAAGGCGTGATGTCGCTGGACCGCTGGATGGTAAACCCGTCCTACAACGACCTGGTGACCAACTACGGCCCGGAGTTCGGCAAGCCGAAATTCTACAAAGTGGTGGTTAACCAGCAGGGCATCCCCCCCTGGAGAATCCATCACAGCCGCATCATTCGCATGGAAGGTGACTCGCTGCCATTCCAGCAGGCGCAGACGGAAAACGGTTGGGGCATGTCGGTTGTCGAACGCATCTTTGAACGCATTCAGGCATTCGATACTGCGACAGTAGGCACCACGCAGCTGATCCATAAAGCTCACCTTCGCACCTACAGCATTGATAAATTGCGCACGATACTGGCTACGGGTGGTGACCTGGAAAAAGGCCTGATGCGTCACCTGGACATGATCCGCGAGTTCCAGACCATCGAAGGCATGACCCTCATGGACGGTACGGACAAGTTCGAGACGCACAGCTATTCGTTTGCTGGTGTGGCTGACGTCCTTCTCCGCTTTGCTGAGCAGGTCTCGGGCGCTACGGGTATCCCTTTGGTTCGCCTGTTCGGTCAGTCTCCCGCAGGATTCAACACCGGCGATGGAGACCTTGAGAACTACTACAGCCGCGTTAACTCGCTGCAGGAGCGACGGCTACGTCGGCATGTTCGCAAGTTGCTCGATGTCAGTTGGCGTTCTCTCTTCGGTCAGAAGTTGCCGGACGACTTCACCTTTGAGTTTAACAAGCTCTGGGAGATGTCCGACACCGACCGCTCAACGATGGCTAACAACGTCGCAACGGCGCTCACTGCGCTGGTAGACCGCCAGATTATGCCGGTTCACGCAGCCATGAACGACCTTCGGAACATCTCCGATGTGATCGGAATCGGCGGTTCAATCACTGACAAGGATATTGAAGATGCGAAAGCCCAGTGGGAGGAGGCTGAATCTGAAACCGAACCTCCGCCGCCGGTCAGAGCGCCAGTATCAGAAAAGCCTGTTGGCGATAGTCGACCAGATAAACCAAATCGTAACGGGCTCCTACGATGGTTCACAGGCCAGCGCTGACAGCATAGCGTCACAGCTGCTTGACTACTCGATGGTGATCGACGACTGGGCGGAAATGGTCGGTAAGAAGATGTTCGCCCAGGTTGAGCAGGAAGAGTGGCAGCAATGGCGGTCAGTCTCTGAAGAGATAGGTGCGGGTCTGCGCGACGTGATGGGTAACACGCCAGTCGGGCAGGTGGCGCAGGATATCGTCTACCGACAGATTCAGCTGATGAAATCCCTTCCTCTGGAGTCGGCCGACCGGGTGCGTGATATCCAGACCCGAGCCATTGAGGCGATGGTCAACGGCGAGCGCCCGGATCAGCTCTACGAGATGATAATGGATACAGGAGGCGTAGCCGCCAGCAGGGCACGCATGATAGCCCGTACGGAGATTGGGCGAGCTACTGGAGCATTGACGCAGGCGCGAGCGCTGGCCGTTGGCTCTGAGGGCTACTGGTGGCGAATTGAAGGTGCTGGTACCCGTCCATCTCATCGCAAGATGAAAGATAAGTTTGTGCGCTGGGATAACCCGCCGACGCTCGATGGCATGACCGGACATGCAGGATGTTTACCTAACTGCAAATGCTGGTCAGAAGTGCAGATCCCTGAGCCGAGAAAGTGAAAAATGCGGCCTATCCCTGTCGTTCTGGTTGAAGTCCAATACCCGCGAAATGTTATCAAAATGTTGTGATGAAAAAGAGGCCGAAATAGCCCACTAAACCGGGTCTTTTGCGGCCTTAGCAGGACATTTTAATCCAGTTCGTTTTCGGTGGTGCGGGTAAGAACCATTATGTTAAATAGCCCGCTATTTTGAACAACTATCCCTTTCCCGAAGGTCGCCACTGAGCGGCCTTTTTTGTTGCCTGAAGAGGTGAGAATGAAAAAGGTCCATATCGAATCAAAGCGAGCTGGCGACCGCAAAGTTATCGAAATATCGATGGGCGGCATCACCGCGAGTTACCGCGCCATTGGCGAGCTCTCAGAGTTAAAAGCCACAGGTCGCGGCAACGTCCGCCTGGTTAAGGCGCTGCTACGTGAGTTCATTCGCAACTCTGACCCCGCGCTCATTTAGCGAGGCACCATGAAATATTACTTTACCGCCCGCCTGGGGGAGACGCGCTACCTGCAGGCCGATGGCTCGTTGCTATGCAAAGACGTCCCGATAGCCAGGACAGGCACGCAAATCTATCTACCTGAAGAGGTGGACCTTCAACCTGATCCGCTTACCGGTACCGTGACGGTATGGCGCACAGAGGACGAGGTTTTCTCCCCGGAGACAATGGCCAGTTTTGAAGGCGTTGCCGTCACTCTGGAACATCCGGAGGGGGCGAACGGTGAAATCGTCTTTGTTAACCCCTCCAACTATTCCGAGCTGTCCCACGGGCATATTCAGAACGTTCGCCGCGGCACTGGCGATAAATCGGACCTGCTGATAGCTGATGTGCTGGTTAAGCGTCAGGAGGCTATTGACGCCATTCAGGCTGGCTATACCGACGTCAGTTGCGGCTATGACGCCAAATACAAACAGCTTTCCCCTGGCAAGGGGAAGCAATACCAAATCACCGGAAACCATCTCGCCGTCGGCATTGACCGCGGGCGGGCTGGCGGCCGCTGTGCAATCGGGGATTCTGTCCCATCAACGTTAAGAAAGGAAAAGCCAATAATGTCATGGTTTAAAAACTTGGCTAAGGCCATTAAGACGAAAGATGAGGACGCGTTAGCGAAGCTCATCGACGAAGCGCCGGACATGCCGTCTGATGGCATGGGCTCAATCCCCGGTCCGACTATCAACATCAACGTGCCGTCACAGGCTACCGCGCTGCCGCCCGAAAACCGGACCACCACGGATGAGAATCCAGATCCGGAAGAAACCCCGACCAGAGACGAAGGCGTTCCCGAGTGGGCGCTGGCGCTGATTGCCCGTATCGACGAGCTGGAAGGTAAAACCACCGATGCAAACCCGGATCCGGAAAACACACCGACCGGAGACGAAGACGCGGAAGAAGATTCGAAGGTTACCGGCGATGCGGCGTTTAAACGCAACATCATCGCTGACGCTGAAATCATCTGTCCTGGCTTCCAGCCGAACGGCGACAAAGGTCTTAAGCGCCAGGTGTTGAGTCACGCTATGCGCACCGGCGATAGCCTGAAAGCGTTTGGCGTTGATGATTTCGCCAAAGCGCCAAAGTCCACGGTTGACGCTGTATTTAAGGCCGCTGTCGAAATCAACAAGGCGAAAAACCACCTGCTGCCGCTGAATAACGGTGTCCGCACCACAGACAGCAACCCCAGCACCAAACACCTGTCACCGGCTGAACTGAACAAGATCAACGCCGATTTCTGGAACAAGCGCAAATAAGGTAATTCAACATGGCTGGAACTGCATATTTAACCCGCATGCCCCTTGGGTTTGTCGGTGCCGTAACGCGCCCGCGTGATCTGACTATTGAGCCGGTTACGCTGGACCACACCAATTTATTTTCAACCTACGGCCTGCCAGGTAAGTATGTGAACGATCAGTTCGTTCCGCTGGTAGATGGCGACACTATCGCCAAAGTGAAGGGGATTTTTGTTCGACCGTTCCCGATCACCTCTGCTACCGACCTGGCTTATCTCGGTATCACGGCTAATCAGGTTGGTGACAACCTGAAGCGTGGATACATCTGCGTTAAGGCGACAGCAGGTAACGCGGCTTCGGCGAAAAAAGGCGATCCGGTATACGTGCGTGTGACCGCTGGCACGACTGCAAGTCCTGTCGGTTCATTTGTGCTTACGCAGGACGCCACCGCAACAAACACACCTCAGCTGCCAAATGCAGAGGTAATGGGGCCAGGCGAAGCCGATGGCCGTATCGAAATTGCATTTAACATCTGAGGAAGAATGAATGTTTACAGTTGACAGAGCGACCATCGACTCTACCGGCGCTTTTGTTGTCGGTGAGCTGGAGCGCATGGACCAGACGCTGAACATGCCACTGGTGTCCGTTAAGTGGACCCGCGATATGCCACTGCGTAGCGATATCTCCATTGCGGATGAAGTTTCATCTTTTACCAATACTGATTTTTCCAGTGTTGGTGGCCCAAACCCGATGGGTAAAAACTGGATGGGTAAGAAGGGCACGGCGACGCCAGGTCCTGAGCTGAATATTGAACCGACGCGTAACAACCTTACTCCGTGGGCGACGGAAGTGTCATGGACTGTTCTTGAACTGGCATCTGCACAGAAACTGGGGCGTCCTATCGACACCCAGAAGTACGAAGCTATGAAGATTAAATGGAACATGGATACCGACGAGCAGGTGTATATCGGAGATTCGGGTTTGGGCGTGGCCGGCATGCTCAACCTGCCAGATATCACACCGCTGGCTGCTGCCGCAGCGTGGACCGCTACAACCGATCCTGACGTCATCCTGCAGGATATTAACCTGCTGCTGACCGATGTATGGATGCGCTCCGGTTATGCGGTATGCCCTGCAAAAATCGGCCTTGCTCCGGAGCTGTTCGGCTTGCTGACCATTAAAAAGGTTTCCTCTGCGGGTAAAATCTCCGTGCTTGAGTACGTGAAAATCAACAGCATCGCGTTTCAGAAAAACGGTGAACCGCTGGAGATCGTCTCCATTAAGTGGGCATCAAAACGTGGTGCTGGCGGTTCTCACCGCATCGTCGCGTACACTCAGGACGAAAAATACATTCGCTTCCCGATGGTGCCGTTGCTGAATACGCCGCTGGAGTATCGCAGCATGCAGCAACTGACCGTGTACTACGGAAAACTGGGGCAGGTTGAAGTGCCGTATTCCAATACGCTCTCTTACCTGGACGTTCCGGCATCCTGATAACCTCTGCGGGCGAGGGAAACCTCGCCTTCTCATGGAGTAATCACATGAAGTATCTCGTAACTGCTGCCGCGACGTTAAGCCTTGCGGATGGTTCTAAATTTGAAATTACTAAAGGCGTTCATAGCGGCGCTGACTTCCCGGATAGCGTTAAATCCCACTGGGCTTTTGAAGCTTATGCAAAGCAGATTGACGACGCTGAAGCGGAACAGCTTGAAGCAGCTAACGCTGACATGAAGGCCTATATTGCCTCTCTGGAAAGCGCGAATGCAGAGCTGTTAAACCAGATTGCCGAAAAGGACAAAGAAATCGCTGATCTGAAGGCTGCTGCTGAAACCCCTGTTACTGGCGATGAAAAGCAGGAGACTGGCAATGCCAAAAAACAGTCTTCTACCAACAAGTAATCAGTTCCGTACCGACTTCCCTGAGTTCTCCGATACCACCCGCTATCCTGACGCCGCAGTAACATTTTATCTGGGGCAAGCTGACGTCATCCTCAATCAGGACGTGCTGGGCGACCAGTTCGTTTATCTCGCTGAGCTTTTCGTTGCGCACTACACCGAACTGCGCGGGCGGGCTATTGCGACGGCGGCTGTCGGCGGTGGGGTGAACACGGCTGGTGGGGGCGTGCTGACGTCGAAGTCGGTCGATAAGGTCAGCGCCAGTTACGACGTCTCGGGCATTATTAATCCCGATGCGGGATTCTGGAACAATACCGGCTACGGCCGCGAGTTCTTCTGGTGGTGGTCGATGTTCGGCGCCGGCGGCAGACAACTGCTATGAAGTCCGGGTTAACGGTTCGCTCTGACAATTACGCCGATGTTCTCGACGCACTGAATAAGCTATCTGGCACCGATGTGCTGGTGGGCATTCCCGCTGGCCCTCCACGTGAAGATTCCCCACTGAGTAATGCCGAAATTGGTTACCTGCAGTCCACCGGGGCGACCGTGGAGATTGACGGCGAGATCGTCACGCTCCCGCCACGACCTTTTCTCGATATGGGTATAGAGGATTCTCGGGATAAAACCACCGCACGGCTGAAGCTTGCCGCACAGGCTGCGCTTGAGGGTAATTCTGGTATGGCAGAGCAGCATCTTGAGGCCGCTGGACAGATTGCCCGAGATGCGGCAAAGGCGGTTATCGGTGACGGTGATCGACTAGAACCCTTATCTGAAAAGACGCTCAAGCGACGTCGTGCTGCTGGTTTGAGAGGTATTAAGCCGCTGTATGCTCATGGCTTCTTGTTGCGTGCGATTCAATACGTCGTAAGGAAAAAATAATGCCTTTACTCGATGTGACAGAGGTTCTTCTGGACCCGGATTTTGTCGATCTGACGCTGGTATGTCACCGACAGGTGCAGACGGTTGACGAAGATAATTTCCCCATCAATACGCCGCAGGATATCCCGTTCTCCGGGGTGGTGACCGTTGACCGCTCTCTGGAAGCTAAACGTATGGCCGCAGGACAGAACATCAACGGCGCAATCCTCATCGTGACTCAGTTCAGGCTTACGCAAGGTCAGCCCGGACTGGATGCTGACACAGTGACCTACCAGGGGCGCGACTATCGAGTGACGTTTGTCGATCCGTATACGGCCTACGGCGCCGGGTTCGTCCAGGCACATTGCGAACTGCTGGAATTTGACGGAGGTACGCCAGTTGAGTAACGACAGCACAACGGCGGGCTATCTGACGCCCGTCGGTGATTTGCCGCCCTACGATGAGGATCTGGAAAGGTTAATCAGCCGCTGGATACGGGGCGTTACCGGGCTGGATGCCACGCTGGTTTACCCGCGCTGGACTGACCCGCAGCAGGCCATCCCAAAAAACGGCACCACCTGGTGTGCGTTTGGTATCACCGGTATTCAGGAAGACTTCAATCCCGCTTACCTGCAGGGTGAAGAAAGCACTGAACAATGGTCACATGAGACCGTGAGTCTGATTCTGTGCTTCTACGGCCCGCAGGGGCTGGCGACGGCCACACGATTTCGTGACGGTCTGCTGGTGGCTCAGAACAACGACGGGCTGAACCAGGCAGGGCTCACGTTCCTGCAGCATGGGCGGATCCTCAACCTCCCAGAACTCATCAATAACCAGTGGGTACGCCGGTACGACATCAGCGTTGACCTGCGTCGCAAAATCATCCGCCAGTACGGCATTCAATCGCTGGTCAACGCGCCAGTGCAATTTTTTGGAGATTAAAACATGGCACAGGGCTTACCTGTTTCCAATGTCGTTAACGTTGACGTCATCATGTCACCGGTAGCGGCAACGGGGCGAAACTTCGGTGCGCTCCTCATTCTGGGAACCTCTACCGTTATTCCGGTGACCGAGCGCATTCGCCAGTATTCGGCCATTGAAGACATCGGCGATGATTTTGGCGTTGATTCCCCGGAATACGAAGCGGCGACCATCTTCTTTTCACAGTCACCAAAACCAACGCTGGTTTATATCGGGCGCTGGGCGAAAACGCTGGCGGAAGGCGAAGCCGGGGCGGTTGAAACGCTGCAGCAGGCGGTTAACGCCTCTCTGCAATATACCAACTGGTATGGGCTGGCGATTGCCGACAGCGCCGATCTGGTTGAGGCTGACGTGATTTCCGTCGCCGCGGCGATCGAGGCATCCAGCCTTAGCCGCATTCTGGCCGTTACCACTGATGATGTGAACGTGCTGGTGGCAGGCAATACCGACAATATCGGCTACAAGCTGAAAGCCGCGGGTTATGGACGTACATTCTGGCAGTACAGCTCCAGCAGCAAATACGCCGCTATCTCGGCCTTTGGTCGCGCGTTCACGGTGAACTTCACCGGCAACAACACCACGATCACCCTGAAATTCAAAACCGAGCCTGGTGTGACGTACGAGACGCTGACGACCACACAGGCAGCCGCTATTGATTCCATTAACGGTAACGTCTACGTCTACTACGCCAACGATACGGCGATTATCCAGCAGGGCGTGATGGCGAACGGTGACTTCTTCGACGAGCGCCACGGCCTGGACTGGCTGCAGAACTACGTACAGACCAACCTCTATAACCTGCTGTACACCTCGGCTACCAAAATCCCGCAGACCGACGCGGGCGTTACCCGGCTAATGACCAATGTCGAAGCATCGCTTGACCAGGCGGTTAATAACGGTCTGGTGGCACCGGGTGTGTGGAACGGCGGCCCGATTGGACAGATTCAGTCCGGTGACACACTGACGAAGGGGTACTACGTCTACGCAGATGCAGTATCCAGTCAGGCGCAGTCTGACCGTGAAGCGCGGAAGTCGCCGGTGATTCAGGCGGCGATCAAACTGGCGGGCGCTATTCACTATGGCGACGTACAGATCAACGTGGTTCGTTAAGGGGGAATAAATGGGAAACACTTACAGTTTTATTGACGTCTCGGCCTCCCTTACCGGTCCGACCGGCAGTATCGATCTGGGCTATGGCTCGGCGAACTCCGAAGAGGGCATCACGGTCACTATGACCGAGGCAAAAAACACCATGACCGTCGGCGCTGATGGTGAGGTGATGCACAGCCTACACGCCGGTAAGAGCGGCACCATCACGGTAACCCTGTTAAAAACCTCCCCGGTGAACAAAAAACTGTCGTTGATGTATAACGCACAGAGCCAGTCCTCAGCTACCTGGGGAAACAACGTTATTGTCGTGCGCAATAAGGCATCAGGCGATATCTCTACCGCGCGATCCTGCGCATTCCAGAAACAGCCAGACCATTCCAACGCGAAAGTGGGTAACACCGTTTCGTGGGTCTTTGATTGCGGCAAGATTGACCAGTTACTGGGGGAGTTTTAACAGATGGAATTTCAAATCAAAGGCGTTAACTATCGCTCCGCCAAACTCGATGTTTTCCAGCAGTTGAAGGTCAGCCGTAAACTTCTGCCGGTCCTGGCCGGGCTGGTTAGTGAGTTTTCGACGCTGAAGGCACAGGCTGTTGCCGGGAACTCTGGTGCTGTAGTGGAAAGTGTGCTGCCGAAAATCGCCGACACGCTGGCGGCATTGCCGGATGACGACGTTAACGCGGTGATTTATCCGTGCCTGGGCGTCGTTTCCCGCCAGCATGAAAAGGGATGGGTGAAAGTCTTCGATCAGGGCGTGCTGATGTTCGACGATATCGACCTGTTTACGATGCTGCAGCTGGTGGCGCGGGTGGTCGCCGACAGTCTGGGAAATTTTTTGAAAGAACTCCCAGACAGCGAGACGGAGGGCCAGCCGCCGCAGGCCTAACGCTCGAATCCCTGCCGGAAGGCGAAAGCTTCCTGATGCGCCCGGTGGAAGCCGGGTACATCCCTTATACCGCACTGAAGGACGGGTCAATAGACCTTGCCGACATTGCCCGCATGAACGACTGGCTGGACCTCAAAGCCGATAACGATTACCGAATAGCGAAATGGAGAGAGGACAATGAACGCTGAAACGCTCAAGGACTTTCTGATCTCGCTTGGGTTCAAAGTCGATGAGGCTGGCGCCAGAAAATTTGATGCCGTGGTTGCCGGGACGACGCTTAAGGCGATTGAGCTTGGTGCCAAAGTTGAACTGGCTGCTGCTTCAGTGGTGGCCTTTACCGCGAAAGTCGCCAGCGGTCTCGATAACCTGTACTGGGCCTCTCAGCGCACCGGCGCAACGGTGCAGGGCATCAAACAGATCGGCTTTGCCGTCAGCCAGATGGGCGGCAGCGTGGACGCCGCCCGCGGCTCCCTCGAAAACCTGTCAAGGTTCGTGCGTAACAACCCCGGCGCCGAAGGATTTCTTAACCGCCTGGGCGTTCAGACCCGCGATGCTAAAGGCAGCATGCGGGATATGGCCAGCATCTTCACCGGCGTCGGCCAACGACTCAGCAGCATGCCGTACTACCGTGCAAACCAGTACGCACAGATGCTGGGTATTGATGAAAATACCCTGATGGCTATGCGTCGCGGTATCGGCCAGTTCAGCGCCGAATATACCGCAATGGCGAAGGCGATCGGCTATAACGCTGACGTGGCCGCTGTTAGCTCAAACAAGTTCATGACCTCGCTGCGGTCATTCGGCTTGATGGCCGGTATGGCGCGGGACAAAATCGGTTCCAGTCTGGCTGATGGCCTGGCCGGGTCGCTGGACCGGCTGCGGCGCCAGATACTGGACAATTTCCCGAAAATCGAAGGCGCAATCACCGCGACGGTTAAGGGGATCCTCTGGGCTGGTGAAATGGTCGGCAGGATGATTTACCGGCTCATGCAGTTAGGCCAGGGTATCAGTGACTGGTGGGATTCTCTGGATAAGCAGTCACAGGAGCTGATAGAGCTCCTCGGTGCGCTTACTGCTGCCTGGTGGCTACTGAATCGCGCCATGATGGCATCACCTATTACCTGGGTGCTTGGCCTTGCGGGTGCCATAGCGTTGCTTTGGGAGGATTACCAGACCTGGAAAGAGGGTGGCAAAAGCCTCATTGACTGGGAGAAATGGAAACCTGAAGTTGATGCCGCGCTTAAGATGGTTGGCGACCTGAAACAAACGGTCATCGATCTCGGGAAGGCGCTGGCGAAGCTTCTGAACATCGACCCTAAATCTTGGTCATTGAAGTGGGATTTCAGCAACTTCATTACCCAGATGGGCGAATTCAGCAAAATGCTGAGCATGATTGGTGACCTGCTTAACGCCATCAAAGACGGTCGCTGGTCTGATGCAGCAAGCATCGGCAAGGCTCTTCTCAAACAAGGCAGCGATCAACCTGACGCCCTTACTGGTGTTACCAGTAGCGCAGTCAATGCGCGAGGTAAAGTTCTGGGATTTTGGGAGGAGGTTAAATCCCGTTTCAGTGATGGCGGCTGGTATCAGCATGAGCAGAACACGCTTGCCGATCGCAACAATAACCCCGGCAATATTCGGCCCGTAGGCGGTGGTGGCTTTCGTGCGTTTGGTTCTGCGCTGGAAGGCTGGGAGGCCATGAAAAACCAGCTCATGCGGTACTTTACTGGTAAAACGACCGGGCGCCGCCTGCAGACTATCATGGATATCGCCAGCACCTGGGCACCTGCGGCCGATAACAACGATCCTGCCAAATATGCCCGTGATGTTGCTGGCTGGATGGGTGTATCGCCGACGGCAGCATTAAACCTGTCCGACCCCAATACGATGGCTATGCTCATGCAGTCTATGGCCCGCAAAGAGGGGTATTCGAACTGGAATAGCCCGCTTGCCCATCAGGCTGCTGGAGCGCAGGTGAATCAGCAAAACACCTACAACATCTATGGCGGGAATGCTCAGGAAATTGGGCAGGAAGTCAGTCGCCGCCAGCTTGATGCTAATGCCAGGGTGCTGAGAAATAACCAAACTGGAGCAGGATGATGGATATTCTTTCTACTCTCTTTCAGCAGCAGAGCAGGCGGATCGGGCTGATAGTCCCCAGTGTTGTTATTTCGGAAAAGCACGATGACTCGCTTGAAATAACCGAGCATCCCGTAGAGGTTGGCGCAGCAATTTCCGACCATGCCTATCGCCGACCTTCTGAAGTTGTAATGCAGGTTGGTTTTGCTGGTGGCGGCTCATTGCTGGATTTGCTGGACACAACTTCCTTTGGGCTAAGTGCTGGATTAAGCCCGAGGGAGGTTTACCAGAATCTACTGGATCTCCAGAACAGCCGGGTGCCGTTCGATGTGGTAACAGGCAAGCGGCTTTACAGCAACATGCTGATCCGGGCGATTGAAGTCACAACCGAACGCTCCACGGAAAATGTTCTTTCGGCTGTGTTGACGTTACGTGAAGTCATTATTACCAGCACCACCAACTCTAAGGTTGCAGCGAAAACAGATATGAAGGAGGGGGCTAATACGTCAGCAATGCAGAACTCTGGGGTGAAAACGCCAGTGCAAAAAAATGAATCAATACTGAGCCGATTAAGCGGTGTAGTGTCAGGAGGGTAAATGGCAATCAGCGAAATTCCTCTCTCTCCGGAAAATCAGCAATTTTCTATATCGCTGGCGGGCCAGAGCTTGCAGATGGCGGTAACGTGGCGGGCTGTATTCTGGTGCCTGGATGTCATGGATAGCAGCGGCGCAGATCTGATAAAAGGCATCCCGTTAATCACTGGCGCTGACCTGCTGGCGCAGTATCGCTATCTCGGTTTGGGATTCTCGCTTTATGTTGATTGCGACGATCCGGCAAATGATAACCCTACCGAAACAGACCTCGGCATTAAGAGCCACCTTTACGCAGTAACGGAGTGATTATGTCTCAGAACTGGATGCGGCACTTTGAGCTACAGCTTGTCGACTCAAAAGGCAATGCAACTGATTTTGGTAGCTTCAAGGTCACGTTTAATATCGACTGGTTTAACCTGAGCAGCGAAACGCGTGTAGGCACTTTCAAAATCTACAACCTTGCAGCTGATACCGTAAACCGGATCGTCGGTGAGGAATTCTCCCGGATTAGGGTTATCGCTGGTTACGATGGCATTGCAGCTGACGTTCCCGCCAGCCAGGTAGGCGTCGCCAGGACAGTAAATCCCGATGAAGTCGGGCAGATGGACGGTCGAAATTATGGACTGATTTTCGACGGGGAAATCCGGTACACCATCACAGGGAAAGATAACCCCGTTGATAGCTTTGTCCTCATTCAGGCGGCTGATTCTGACCGGGCATTCGCTACCTCGATCACTGCGCAGACGCTGGCGGCTGGCTATACGGTCTCTGACGTCAATGCAGTGCTCATGAAGGACTTCAACGCTAACGGGGCCACGGAAGGGAATACCCCTGCAATGCCTGCAACGGTGTTTCCTCGCGGCAGGGTGCTTTTTGGCATGACCCGCAACCTGATGGATAACGTTGCCGACCAATGCCAGGCTGACTGGATGTTTGTTGATGGCAAACGGGAAATGGTCGCAAGAAATGAAGTGGTTCACGATGCCATTAAACTGAATAGCGCCACCGGGCTTATCGGCATGCCACAGCAAACCATCGGCAGCGGTGTTAACGTTCGCTGCCTGATTAACCCCAACATCCGGGTTAACGGGCTGATAGAGTTGAATCAGGCATCTGTCTATCGCACTGTGCTGGGCAATAACGATATCGCCATGACGCAAGGGCGCATCACCGACCAGAACAACAACGGAAACATCACCATTGAAGGCACCACTGCGCAGCCTGCCAGTATTGCGACTAACGGCGTTTATATTGTCCGTGGCATTATGTACACTGGCGACACAAGGGGCCAGGCGTGGTACATGGATATGATGTGTGAGGCGCGTGGCGCGATGGATCTTGTTTCCTCATCGGCGAGGGAAAGAGGGCTTTAATGAAAATTTTCTGTTTGGCGTTGTTCTCGGTGATTTCAACCCCAGTAATGGCTGCAATTCAGTGTGGAAATTATGTGATGACAGGTGATGGAATGACCGTTATCAACGGAGAAACAGTCACATCTCAGAAAATAAAGTTTTTGGGTAAGAGTGGCGACTACGCGAACATGAAAATGGACATGGGCCTTATGCCTGCGCGTGATGGTAACAACTATGGCTTTGAGTTTGTAAAGCGCGACGGAAAGGCATTCCTCAACGTCCAGCTACTGCAAAACAGCATGGATGCCCCGAAGATCATAGGTTCCTTCCCCTGCAAAAAGGTCTCTGGCTAAGCTATAAGGCCGCCTTGGTATGGCGCTCTAAAGGTTAGATCCTGTATATTCCAGATGATTCTAATTGTTAATCTGGGGTAACTGTAAATGGAAGCGCTGTATCCAATATTGATAGTCTTAGGAGTGGGGGCTGCTATAGGTGCTTATATAACTTATAGGTATTTGATAAGCAAACATAAAAAGGTTGTTGAGTATCTTGAGCTAAGGAATCAAAAATCACTGGCGGCTGAAATTGAAGAAAAAGAAGAAGTAATTGAAAAGTATAAGAATAAAGATATTGCTCGTGAAGTTGAGCATAACAATCTGAAAAACGAGCTCAGGCAGATTATCGAGATAAATAGGATAAAAAGTAAGGAAATCCTCGGTAAGGCTGTCGATTTTGCGTTTGATTTTGAAACCATATTCCGTGAACAGCACCACTCAGCACAAGAAGAGATACAGAAGGTTCTTGATGATACCTACCGATACAAACGTAAGACCCTTCTCGCTTCTGTCACTCTGAGAAACTTCGAGAAAAAACTAGAAGATATCAGAAGAGAAAAAGCAATTTACCAGACGTTAATTGCTAAATATGATTTCTTCCAACTACGCGACCATTCTGACTGGAAGGTGGTAGAAAAAGAATTTAGGGATAAGGTCCTGGAACTGCAGGCTGCACAGGATGAGCGTGACGCCCAGAATGAAATTAAACGTCAAATGCGAGAGGAAAGGCAGCGTGCTGAAGAGTTGGAAAGGCAGCAACAAGAAGCTGAAGCCAAAGAGCAAGAGCTTGAAGCACGGCGCAAAGCAGTAGAAGAAGCGCTATTGGCTGCTGATGAAGAACACCGCCAGGAACTAGAAGAAACCCGCCGTCAGTTGGAGCAAGAGATTGAGGACGTTCACAAGCAGTATGAGCGAGCGAAATCAATGGCTCAGATGACTAAACAGGGCCATGTTTATATCATTTCAAATATCGGTTCATTTGGTGAAAATGTATTCAAAATAGGCATGACGCGCCGCCTTGAGCCACTCGACCGAGTAAGTGAGCTAAGCGGAGCAAGCGTGCCATTCGAATTCGATGTGCACGCAATGATTAGCTGTGACGATGCGCCAGCCCTTGAGTATGCATTGCATAACAAACTAAGCAGTGAGCGAATGAATAAGGTTAACCTTCGCAAAGAGTTCTTTAAAACGGACTTAAACAAAATAATTCAGTGCGTTGAGGAGCATCACGGTAAAGTTGAATACGTTGCAGATCCCGCTGCATTGCAATACTACCGCTCTCTTGAGATAGCAGAAGAAGCCCAAAATAATAAAGAACTATTAGTTGCGTCTTAGATTTTACTAATACATAAAACAGACCCGCTTCGGCGGGTTTTTTAATGCCCGGAGTAAAGCAAATGGCCGTATCCGATAAAACCCGTAGTGGTGCGCTGGCGGAGGTTCTGGCGTCTGAACGGAAGACACTAAACGAACAGTTGCGCGTTGCGCTACCTGGTATCATCCAGTCATTCGACCCCGCATCAATTACGGCTGTTGTTCAGCCGGCGATCCGCTACATCGAGCGTGACAACGACGGCAACAAAAGCACAAAGGACTATCCGCTGCTGGTGGATGTTCCCGTCGTCTTTCCTCGTGGCGGCGGCTGTACGCTGACTTTCCCGATCAAAGAAGGTGATGAGTGCCTGGTTATCTTTGCCGACCGCTGCATTGATTTCTGGTGGCAAAGTGGAGGTATTCAGGAGCCAGTAGACGAGCGCATGCATGATTTATCTGATGCCTTCTGCATTGTCGGCCCGCAGTCTCAGGCGAAGAAAATCGGCGGTATCAGCACCAGTGCGGTAGAGCTGCGCAGTGATGACGGGGAAACAAAGTTGAGCCTCAATCCTGCCAGTGGAGCTATCAACGGCACGGCGCCGGGAGGTTTTAACCTGAACGGGCTTAAAATTCTTTCGGACGGCCGCCTGCAGCTGGTGGATGGCTCAATCGTTGATAAGCATACGCATGGTGGCGTTGAGTCTGGTGGCAGCAGTACAGCACCACTCGGAGGGTGATATGCGATACCGTCGAGAAGATGACGATGGGGATTACACCTTCGGTCAGGGTGATGATACCTGGCTGGTTAACTCCCCCGAGGCTGTCGCGCAGGCCATTAAAACGCGCTTTCTGCTTTGGTACGGGCAGTGGTTCCTCGATACCACGGAGGGAACCCCGTGGATTCAGTCCGTTTTGGGTAAGCAAAAGCCGGATACCTACAACCTCGCTATCCGTAAGCGGATCCTCGAAACGCAGGGGGTTAGCTCAATCACTGCATTTAATACCACCGTTGACGGCACCACGCGCCGTGTAACGTTCACAGCAACGGTGGAAACCATCTACGGGACAACCACAGTAACTTCGGAGGCGTAATGTCTTTGGACCTCGACACACTCGGCTTATCGGCAACGGTAACCGCTGAGGGGATAAGTGCGCCCGACTATCAGACCGTTCTGGACACCATCACCGGCTATTTTCAGCAGATTTATGGCAGTGATGCCTATCTCGACCCGGACAGCAAAGACGGCCAGATGGTCGCTCTGGTGGCTCTGGCCATCCACGATGCCAACAACACGGCCATTTCTGTTTACCGGTCATTTTCTCCGTCGACGGCGCTGGACGATGCATTAACCAGTAACGTCAAAATTAACGGCATCGCTCGCCGGGCTGCGACAAACTCTACGGTCGATGAGCTGATCGAAGGTGAGGCCGGAACGTTAATCACAAACGGCTCTGTGAAAGATGCCAACGGCATCATCTGGAATCTTCCTGCTCAGGTGACAATTGGTATTGATGGGACGGTTATTGCTACAGCGACGTGTTCTGTTGCTGGCGCTGTGGCGGCCCCTGCCGGGTCAGTCAATAAGATAAACACCCCGACACGTGGCTGGGTATCAGTAACTAACCCGCAAGCGGCCACGGTAGGTGTTGCTGCCGAAACAAATGATGAATTGCGTGTCCGGCAATCACAGAGCGTTGCTTTACCGTCTCTGACGCCGTTTGAGGCGGTAGATGGTGCGATAGCAAATATCAGCGGCGTAACGCGACACAAGCTGTATGAGAACGATACAGATACCACTGATGCAAATGGCCTGCCTCCGCGCTCGATCGCGGCCATTGTCGAAGGTGGTGATGCTACGGTCATTGCAAACAGCATTCGTGGTGTGAAAGGGCAGGGCGTAACACCCTACGGTAGTACGGTGATTGTTGTGCCTGATAAGTACGGAAACCCTCACCCGGTAGGTTTTTCAAGGCCGGTCGATGTGCCCATTTACGTGAAAATCACTATCGAGCCTCTTACGGGCTACACATCCCACGTCGGCGAAGAGATAAAGGCGGCTGTATCTGCCTACATTAACTCTCTGGCAATCGGCGCCAGCGTTCTTCTCAGTCGCGTTTACTCACCGGCTAACCTGGGCGTCGTTAGTGGAGGCAATGCCCGGTATTACGACATTACCGAATTGCTGATTGGGACATCTTCGGCAGGAGTGGCTGCGACCAATATCGTAATAGCTTTCGATCACTCCGCATCCTGCAGGGTTGCGGACATTAATCTGGAAGTGTCTGTATGAGTAAATACACTGACAGGATAACGAACTATCACGCAGGGAAACCTAAGTTTTTTGCACACATTGACCTCTCAACGCGACCGTTAATCGACGTTTCAGCCGCAATGACAGGCATGATTCAGGATTTCGACATTGATACCGCCATCGGCCAGCAGCTGGATATTCTGGGTGAATGGATAGGCCGCAAGCGCAGGGTCAGGGCGCCTATCTCTGGCGTGTATTTCTCGTGGGATACAGAGAAACTTGGCTGGGACCAGGGCGTCTGGCAGGGACCTTTCGATCCTGATGATGGGTTTCTTGACCTGAGTGACGAAGTTTATCGACTGGTGCTAAAAGTCAAAATTGCTATAAATAACTGGAACGGGCAGAACGACACATTGCCTGAGATTCTCGACAATGCCCTGACAGGATCGGGTATTCGTATGGCAATTGTCGATAATCAGGATATGTCCATTTCTATATGGATACTTCCTGACCCTACGGTTGTTATCAGTGAAATTGACAGGATGATTCTCGATAGCGCAGTTAATAAGGGGCCATTCATCGCATTACCTCCCGGTTACGTTCCATCTCGTTATGACCTGAATCCCATCGATCAGGTTAATGCTGAATTATGGTGGGCTATACAAAACGGATATATGACCGTTAAAGCTGCGGGTGTAAAGGTGAGGGAAATACAGATGCCGTCAAATGGTGGCGATTCTTTTTTTGGTTTTGATGTGGATAACGAATATATATCCGGATTTGACTCTGGTAACTGGGGAGAAGATTTATAATGCCTACCAATGATTTTAAAGCTTTTGCAACTGGAAACAGCGCAAACGTAATTTCTCAGGCTGATTATTTAGCCCTTGCTGCGTTAGTAAGCGGATTTTCATCTGGTAAAGCTTCTTCCGCGCAGATAAATAAAGCCCTACGCCAGAGCACGGTTATGGCGTCGGTCCTTGCGCAATTCATCTCAGATTCTGCAGGTGTGGATGTTCTTGATAATGGAAATACGGCTTCCATTCTTGCGAACCTTAAATCAGGTATGACGGCTCTTACGCCGGGGCGGCTTTTAAACGTTCAGGTATTCACCGCTAACGGATCTGTCACCAAAACAGCCGGCGCAAAAAAATGGAAGATCAGGGTTCTTGGTGGAGGTGGCGGGAGTTCAGCGGCTCCCGCTACAGGTACCGGTCAGGTTTCTGTAAGCAATGGCGGCGGCGCAGGTGCATATGCTGAGGGTATCTACGACGTATCAGCATTATCATCGGCCACGGTGACGATTGGTAGCGGCGGCGTGGGGGGCACAGCAATTTCACCATACGGAGGGGATGGCGGGACAACATCCGTAGGTACTCTTATCTCAGCACCTGGCGGCAAGGCGGGATTGCCAGCAGGACCGGCTACCCCTCCATTCCAGCCCGTGGCAAATACAAACTCAAATAGCCCAACCAACTGGAATATAGTTGGCTCATCTGGCCCCGGAGCCGAAGCTGCTGTTGCGGTGTCAACCAATTACGCTGCGGGATCGCGCGGTGCGAACAGCCAGTTAGGTGTGGGTGGGTCGATACCTGCTATTAACAATAACGCCAATACAGGAGGCGGATTCGGTTCCGGCGCATCTGGCTGTGCAAACGGACCGTCTCAGCCCGTAAATGCTGGCGCTGCGGGCAGGTCGGGAATTGCAATTATTGAGGAGTACGCATAATGGCCGTAGAAGTGTATGCAGTGATCGACTCTGAAGGGAATGTGGTCAGCACAAGTTTGTGGGACGGAGAGGCGGAATGGGCGCCACCAGAGGGAATGGAAGCTGTTAAAACCGGGGATAGTGGCGCAGGTATCGGGTGGACCTATAAAAAAGGCAAGTTCACACCGCCACCGCCACCTGAGGTGCCAAAAGAAGATTTGATTTCTCAGGCTGAGCAGCAAAAGGCTAACCTTATAGCTGAAGCAAGCCAGACGATCTCCATACTTCAGGATGCGGTAGACCTAGACATGGCGACAGATGAAGAAAGAACACAGTTAACTACACTGAAAAAATATCGCGTGCTTTTAAGCCGGGTTGATACTTCCAAGGCGCCTGATATTGACTGGCCGACAGCCATATAAATTTCACCCCGGCTTAAGCCGGGGCATCCTCAGCACTTAGTTCTTAGAAAATCAATGATCAGAATATCATTGAATGAGTAAAGTGAGTAAATGCTTCCCTTGGTGATCAGGGTGCTTTTACATATCATATTTTTCTTTTCACTTCCTAATACTTTGAACTCTAAATTCATTCCATAGTGATTTAGAAGTTCCGCTCCCCAAACCCAGTCATAACTCAAGTAAACAGGAACGAGCTTTGACATAAGCGGTAGTTTATTTTCCGCCATGAGCAATTGCCTTGACTTAGGCATTTCTCCATTAACAGTAACGTATTTGAGGCTAAATTCATGGTGAGATGTTTCCTGAAATACGGAGGTGGCTATTATCTCATCAGTTATGGACTGGCTCTTGGACGCATTGGAAAAAGAGTAACTGTAAACAAAGCTAATCCAAACTAACGGAGCGAAAATAAAAGTCAAAATTACAGGGCTTTTTATATTTCGCAGCATCAGGAAAGCATAAAACATAGCTGCACCAGAAAAAGAGAGAAGAACCCTTGGTGCAAAAACTGGGCTTTTAAGTATTGCCATAGGTGCTATTGAAAATACCAGAACTAAAAAGGGTGATAATATCAGGATTAAAAGAGCTATAGCATTATCTTTTGAGCCTATCTTATAGATTTCATAAGCCATTTTAATTGTTGAATATGCAATTGCTGAGGGGATTAAAACCCTTAATGCGACAGGCATGCTATGAAAATAGCTATTCAAAAACCATAGGAAGCTTTTGATGTTCTCAATAAGCACCGATAAGGATTCATGGCTTAACTTAATAACTTCAGAGTGAGTTATGTTATAGTAATCCTTAACGAAGTAAGAAGATATGAATGTCTTATATATCAGGAAGGCTATAAACAGCTGCATTACCCTTCTTGCTATCATTGAAGCAATATGTTTGTTGCCTTTGTTCGAAGCCGTAATAGATTCAATCAAAGCCAGAATAGCAAACAGACCTATTGATGCCTGATAAAGAGAAAGAGATCCTATAATCATAAGAATAGAAAATAGGTCGCTTATGTATCGCCTGCTGGCAACTGAGTATGGAATTAGCAGTAACACCATGCTCAAAGCCATTGTTAAAGAGTCAAATCTGTATGAAAGGTTCTCAATGTAGAATGGATTTGCTATGAACAGAAAGCATATAACAAGCGATCCTATAAAGCTAATTTCGCCAAAAAATTTTGCAGCATAATAATACAGGGCAATGCAAAGTATCAAAACACTTAATATTTGATTGAGTGGTGACAAGTCTAGCAGTTCACCGCCTAAGCTCATAGACTGCATTATTGCATCACTTAACGGCCTGCCGTTTAACCCCCATCCGGAATATCCATACAGAGTCCGACCCAAGTCATCAATGTAGAGCCTGCCCGTTAAGATTATAGGCATCACATAAAGTGCAATCAAAGCACAGAAAAACATGAAAGAGAATGTGCGCGGTTGCTTTTTAAAAATTGAAATCATATAGATGTCATTCCTTTGACTTAGTAATGTATCTTGGTCTGTTCTTGGTTTCGATGTAAATGCGGCCAATGTATTCGCCGAGCACTCCAATACCTATCAGCTGAACGCCGCCAAGGAATAGCATCGATACCATTATCGATGTATATCCCTTCACCGGATTGCCAAAACAAAGGGTATCCACAATCATGTATGCCCCATAAAAAAATGAGCAACCGGCTACGAAGAGTCCGATATACGTCCACATTCTCAGCGGGAAAGTGGAGAAGCTCGTTATCCCTTCAAGCGCCAGATTCCAAAGCTTCCAGCCATTAAACTTACTTTTTCCTGCGGCTCTTTCGGCTCTTACGTATTCAACCACATCTGTCTTACCACCTACCCAGGATAGTATCCCCTTCATAAAAAGGTTTCTCTCAGGCAGCAGCTTGATGTGTTCGACAACTTCTCGGGATATAAGACGAAAATCGCCTACGTTCTCTTCAATTTGAGGATTACTGATTAAGTTGTGAAGATGGTAGAACCATTCAGCGCTTTTTCTCTTGAGGTAGCTATCGCAAGACCTATCCATGCGCTTTGCCAGAACAACATCAGCCCCTTCTCGCCATTTCTCAATCATGCGCGGAATGACTTCCAGCGGGTCCTGAAGGTCCACGTCTATAGGTATTACCACCTCGCCGCTGGCCTCTGCTAGCCCAGCAAATAACGCAGCTTCTTTACCAAAGTTGCGAGTAAAGAATATGTTTTTGACCAGACTATCTTCCTGCGCCATCTCTTTCATCAGAACAGCAGTGAAGTCAGTGCTACCGTCATCTACAAAGACAATTTCAACCTCTTCCCCCTGGAAGGGCTGAAAATGACGGATTTCCCTATAGAAAATGGTTATGGCGTCTTCTTCATTAAATACCGGAACGACAAGGGATATTTTCATCCTCTATCCTTGAAAACAATGTACTTTGAATAAATGAATCCACACACCATGCTGATGGCAGAAAAAGCAATAAGCGTAATAACAGGGCTGGAGTGCGACCTGTCCGCATACATTCCAACTGTAGATGCCATGCCGCCCATAAAGAAAAGATAAATTATGTAGCGAAACGTGGTGGTCTCAGCGTCAAATGTCCACTTGGCATTTGCGAAAAATGAAAAGGTTACCGCGCAACAGAAGGCCGCAAAGTTTGACATCGACTGGTTGAAGCCCTGTGAGTAAAGAGCAGCAAAAATTATCCAGTGAATGAGAGTGTTAACCGCCCCAACTGAAGCGTAGCGAGCGAACAGCTTTAACATCAGTATATTCCTATAATCGCAAGGTGCGGATCTTGCCACTACGTCTGGTTTTTGGCAAGAATTAGTAAAGCGGGGTTAATGAAAAAAGCCCGGCGACCGGGCAATGACTCAACCGCGCCTCTCTGAGCTGGCTACGGGGTGGGTAATTTGAGGTTAGTCACCCATAAACGAAGCCGCCAGATTAAAATTTCAGCGCCAACAGTGGCTTTACAAAACTGTGAGCCGTTTCGCCTTGATCAAATCTACCGATCGATATTACTGTTTATCCATGGGTCTTCCCTTGTTGTGGTGGCTGAAGGCATGATAATGGCGTATTAAATCGCCAGAGGTCACCACCATGGACGAAAAGTCCCTCTATGCACATATCCTCAACTTGTCAGCTCTGTGGCAGGTAAAGTCTCTTTCTCTCGATGAAAATGCCGCTTCTGTTACCGTTACTGTCGGAATCGCTGAAAATACTCAGTTGACCTGTCGTTAA